TTTATCCATCTGATCGGTTTGTAATCGTCTACGCTGTACTTCAGCCATAGCTAACTTCGGATCAGCTGGTAGCCCTGCCTCAACGATATCAAGTATTCGATCACGCATTACTTCGCATTGAAGAGATCGAGCATTTCTATACTGTGTGTATGCATCCTCATCTTCTTGGACATGCCTGAGAATAGTACGCCAGGAAGGTAATGTTTCTGATGTATCACATATACGTGTAAGGCTTTCACCTTCAGCTATACGATCACAGATTATGACCATCATTTCTTTTGAAACTTTTCGTTTTGGCATGAGAGCTCCCAGCCCACGGGCAAAGGTTTTTATTTATGATATGGAACAATTTGTTAGGCTGAGAGCCTTAATAAACCAGGCAGAGGGAAATCAAAATGTGCGTCAAGATGATTGTACTGCCTGGCTATTAAATACAGATACAATGTAAAAGAACATATATACCCCATTATATTATAAAAGCTACTACATCTTGTGCATTCATGCAAGCATCTTATCTTTTTTTTAATATTAAACGGATACCGTCAAAAGTACTTTTCGAGGATTTTATTCTCTTGTGCTCTAAGTCTGTACCAGCACTTTATCAATGCATCAAAGTACTGCCTCTTAATTACCCTGCCATCTCTGTACCCGCGTAGTTTAGCGATCTTGATCCATGCCGGTCCTCGTTCTTTAAATGCAGCGCTATGTGCTACTGCCCAAACAATCTGTCTTTCTTCTTTGTCCATCATATCAATGCCCAGAGAGATAGCCTTCATATAGCTATCGATCTGGCTTGGTGATGCTTTTGGTAATTTAGGATCATACTCACTGTAGCCGTATGCGCTCCAGCTTTGAACATAGTCAGGCCATGAGCTCATCTTTTGCTTACGAAATGGTAATGGCAGCTTTCGTTCTGTTTCTGCTGCTTCAAAAAAAAAGTCAGATAATTCTTTTACGTCTGGGTTATCCACAGTATCGATCCAAATAGTTATGCTGAGAACCACTGTTAATCTCAGCGCAAATCACAGAAAGCAATATGTTAGCTTTCTTTGATTTACTGGATAAATATTCAATGATAATCATTTGCAATGCTCAGCGCTGAGCTTTACTGCGAACGACTGCGTCGATTTTAATTACGTGATTCATGCTCAGTCAATACCCTAAATTTATCCACAATCCTCTGGTGGTTCTCTGCGTCCTCCCGCGTCCTTTGGCGGTCAAATCTTTTTTTGCGTTTGTGGTTTATTGAGAACACATGCATCGCTACTCTGGTGAATTCCTCATCCGTCATATGCCTGATTAAACGTATGCATTCATCTACCTCAAACTCACTTTGGCTATACAGCTGGCGAGACTTTGGTCTGATATCGTATCTTATTCTAGGAAGCTTTATTTTCTTCCTCATACTTTTTCATAAACTTATCTAGCAGTTGCGACACAATTAAATACTCCTGTGCCGCACTCACAAACTCACCCTTATGCTTGCGCAAAGCTACTATGATTGTTTTGGTTTCATCTATGGAAAGGTTCAATGTTTAGCACCCTTCTTTATACCCCAGTATTCATACATATTAGTGTGCTTCCCTGCCTCGCGGTAGTCATCATTAACAAGCTTGCGCAGTTCGTCTAGCCACATATGTCGTTGCTTCGTCGGTCCCATCATGTACTGTATTTTCTTTTTTAATAAGCGATACGTTGCTAGATCCTTTTCTATGGCGTCTGCATAATCTTGCTCTAACTGTGCTCTTTCTTCTATTATTTCTTTTTGTAAGAACTGTTCCATGTGGATCAGCGCCTCGTACACAAGCTCTGCTTCTAGAAAATCTAAACTATGTCTATTTGACCTCATAATTATACTCCTAATGGGTTACAATGTTCACACTGCTGTTTCTCACCCACAGGCTCGTATGCCTGGTATTCACCGGCTACACGCACCATCTTTTCTACCTCAATCCATCCGGCGCCGTCGCAGTGCTCACACCGCTCAGCAATCTCTTTTTCTATTTTGTTTACTGCAGAAGCTAAATCACAGAGCTCCTCACTCATTCCCTCATGTATTGGTCCCATAAACAAACGCTTGTCGTGATCAACTGCGCGCAAAGAAAACCAGCCACCAGTGTCATTCACTGTGAGAGTAAAAACCATGTTCTCTACTTCAAAGTCTTGTGTCATTGCGCAACCCGCAACTTTATCAATGGGCGCAAAAACTCTTCCACGTCATCGATGCTTTTACATAAACCCCAAGCAAACCCAGCTGTTATAATCTGATCACGCATACGACGTTGGTTTTCATTCATCACACCACGTCGCGTTTTAAGCTCAATGAAGATAGCTTTATTATATCCGCTGATCGTTGCAGAGGCCGGACAGAACAATTCTAGGTCAGGCCAGCCATACTTCGTACCCATCTTTTTTAAACGATTGATAAAGCTGACGTGACGCTTGCCCTCATTCGGAGAGTGATGGTAAACACATCCGTCTAGTAATACAGCGTCTAGCCACATTACTACCTGACGTTGTAAATCGTCCTCAGTTTCTTTGAACATAGAAATCGTTGGGCATGACCTGACCCAAACTCATATTAATAATTCTGTCCATATATCGCTCACTGGGTATCAGCCGATATTTATGACCACGGTTATAACACCAGCGCCGCGCTACCGTGCCGTGCGGAGCTCCGACCTGGCGCGCTAACTCAGAGTATGACCAGTTTTTTTGTTTACGAAATTCGTCGATTGTCATACGTGAAAACATAGACTTGTTGACATTTAATGTCTAGTCCGTTTACACATATTAAAGGTTGACGTTTTCCGTCTACTTTGCGAAATGAATGGGAAATCAAATATGAACTACAAATATTATAGAAATGCTATGATCACAAACCTTGGGGCTCAAGTTCTCAAATCCGCAATGTCAAGAAAAGACATAGCCAGCCAAAAGGGTGTAACACCCGAAACGCTAGCCCGTCATATAAACGCAAAGATTAACCTCACTGTCGGTGATGCTGTAGAATACGCTAAAATTTTACACTGCAGTCCACAAGAAATTATCTTTAACATAGAACCAATAGAAATAATTGCTAACTGTCACATAAGCAAAGACAACACGATAACTCGCACCTTCGTTAAAGAAATAACGCAACAGATCTTTTTGCCCGACTACTACCTAGACGACACCTACGCAATCCGCTGGACAATTGATCACGGGTACCAAGATATGTGGTTAGAGTGGGATCAAGCAATCCAACTAATATTGAAAGATCCGATTGAGCAGGGCTATGTACACAAACAGTGTTCTGAAAACGTTTCAATCTGTAAGCTTAAAGAACCTTTTTACTGCGAACTGACCAATAGAACGCTTGAGTATACCTCTGGCTTTCTGTATCCAGCGCCTGGTAAGCGCTACACAATCTGGTCATCTGCATCAGGGTCATCGATGGATAACATTGAATTAGAGTGGGCAACGCCACAAGTCCAAGCAGTATTTCGACCTGATTTAAGAGGCATGTCCATTGAGGGCGAGGCTTGTGACCACCAAAATGCGTGTTCTTGCGACGTTATAGATATTAATTCCAAGACCTAAAATCACTACATAAAGTATTTATTAAAACCCTGCGCGCGATATATCGTATACGTGCGGTTCTCGTTAATTTATTTCAAGTAAATTACGTCGGATGTATTGCATTAAATGATGTAACGGAATACGTTTAATGTAGTAAACGGGGGTTTTAAATGCTGCACGACACGCCAGAATGGGCGCGACGGCATAGCTTTTTTCACCATAGTAATCCACGATCTAAAGACCGGGCAAAAACTATTTTTGAAAAAACGCATGTTCGTCCAAAAGTAAAATGGGCAAGATCTGTATTGAAGAAAAAAGGCTTCACGAAAGAACAACGTGCGGAAGCCAAATCGATATTGGAAATCTACTCTACCAATAGAGGAAGTGCGAACATGGCTGCTGGCGTAGCTGTGCAAGATGCTTGTAACCTCGCCTTAATTCCAGATGATGACTATCATCAAACACTCAGTGTAACAGAAGCTCAAATTGTTGCACATGGAACATTAAAAGAATATTCACCCAAAAACTTTTGCAAAGAAGCTCAAGAAGACGATACAGAGCGTAAAGAACAATACCTGGCAGAAATACACAAGGTCACAACAAACGCTATCCTGGGCTTGAGAGAGGCTATGAAGCAAGACAATATGATTATTGGTGAAACAGAATATCTAGAGGTTTTGCCAGGTTGTGAGTTGCCCTATAATACCCTGCCTGATTACGGAAGACGTGGTGATCTAAAAACCAAGTGGTCTAAACCGGCTACACTTAAGGATGGTTCACGCAGTTGGCATACTGCATCACTTCCAAGCTCACTCAGCCACAATTTTGATATGAATAATGTTTTCCAAGTCACAGGGTTTTGGGCATGTAACGGTGGGCTACCACCTTTTTTGGTGTACGCAAACAAAACAGATTTCAAAGTATTTAATAAACACAACACGCCAGAGCTTAAACCTAACTCATTAAAAGAAATTCTTAGAGAAATTTGTATTCAAAGCAAAACAACAGAAAACTTATTACGAGTTGCAAATAGTAAAGAAGACTTACTGAGCTTAGTCAGCCCAACCTGGGATGCAATTTACTGGAAAGAACCACCACTGTACATCGCAGAAGCAAAGAAAATATGGGGGTATTGATGGACATAAAACAAATACAAGCTGCAATAACAGAAATGCATTCTCTTAATTTGCATGGCAATAATTACACGCAAGTACAACAACGTTTAGAAGCATTTCGCAAACATGCTGGCACAACATACACGTTGGACTCTGAAATACTTATAAATGATGGAAAGACCATACTCATTAAAGCAAGCATCGGAGATAAGGAAGGAAGAGTTATAGCAACAGGACTAGCAGAGGAGCTTCGTGGGAGCTCTAATGTAAACAAAACGTCAGCTATAGAGAATTGCGAAACAAGCGCATGGGGTCGAGCTCTAGCCAATCTTGGGCTGCACGGTGGCACGATGGCAAGCGTAGAAGAAATAACGATAGCAAAAAACAAAGAAAAACAAATTGATGCAGAAGCACAAGCACAAGCACAGGCTGAAAAAGCACACGACGAGGCAGTTCGTGCAGAGGGAAATGTTGAACCTACGCCTGACGATCCAATGCCCTTCCCCCTACCTAATAATAATACAAATTCCGGGGATCAATGGCAACAACTTGCAGACCAATTAAAAAGCGAAATAGAAAAATGTACAGCTACGTGGCAGATTAAAAATTTAGCTGCAGAAAAAGCTGATGATATTGAGGCACTAAATAAAAACAGGTCAGATCTTGGAGCGGATCTAAAGGCGTACTCTGCTGTACGCTGGACACAATTAAATAATTAGGAAGAGAAAAACATGGCTCATTTTAGTAGAGGCACACAAGAATTTAAAAAAGAGATACAAGCAAATAAACCGTATCGCGTGACCGCCTGGATAAATTTAAGAACAAATTGGAATGACAGTTTAGGCAAGTATGAAGAAATGACGGAACAGCAAAAAGCTGATTGCGAAAAACTGTATGATTATATGCGTGAGTATGGCGCCCAAATATCTGTATCTTTTCACGAAAGAACAGGGAGTGATAACGTAAAAGATTTTCCATTAGCCGGGCGAACAACAGTGTACGTCAATAAACAAAAGCCAGAACAACAACCAAGCGATCAAGCAGTTGCAGATAAATATGTTGCTACACAAATTAATACGGGTTTTTAAAATGGAGAGACATCTTTTAACTATAGCTGAATGCAGTGAGGTTTTATTTGGAGAAAACACAAGCGCCGCACGAAAACGCGCGCGACGTTTGTTACAAAAGCTGGAAATAGATACGATAAAAAATGGGCGGCAAACCTTAGTTCGCCGCGATTATTTAAACAAAGCTTTCTTTGACCAACACGGGCTTAGATCGTCTGGCGAAACCAGCAGTCAATAAATCAACTGCTTGAGTATCTTCTTTTTTGTCATCTAACCAGTGACCATAACGCTCTTGTGTTATTTGTATTGTTCTGTGACCCATATAGCTACGAACCCGCCAAAGGTCATTGGAATAAATGTTAAGTAATGTACTCGCATAGAAATGACGTAAGTCATGCCAGGTAATTCTTTGTTCACCAGCACGACTACACGCGCGTCCTACTGCGTCGAGATATTTCGATGGCATCTTTTCGTTACCAGTACTGGTACAGAATACTAATTGCTCTGGATTGTTAGGGCGCCCTTTTGAGATATACAACTCTTTGAGCATTGCTACAACGTCGCGCGGCAAATCAATTGTCCTGGTGCCAGATATAGACTTTGGCGCACCTACGCTTGCACGGTGCTTGATTGCGCGCGTTACGCGCACTTTGAAATTATCTAAATCTAAGCAGCCCCAAGTCAGCGCTCTCTGTTCGCCCTGACGCAAACCCGTTGTGGTTGCGAACCTAGCTTCGAGAAACCAGGCGGGTTCCATGTGATCTAAAATATTATCCATCACTTCATTCGCAAGTCTCTGGGCTTTGGGAAGTTGTTCCCTCTCCTTTTTTCCCATGCGCTTCACACCATCTACCGGGTTGTCTTTTCTGCAACCTTTCAACTGAGCAAATCGCATCATAACGGACACCGAACCTAATATGTTCTCAACAGTTTTTTTAGACCGA